CTTCTATTTGCAAACCTCGATAATTTTGCATTGGTCCCCAGTCAGGATTGATCGTGAGACAATTATCATTAAGCGTTTCTTTGCCGTCAAAGGCGTCGCCCATCAACTCAAGATGATCATCGAATATTATTCCCGTGGCGTCTGCATCCCGGAGACCCATTATCCGGATAAACTTGAATACATAAGCCAGTTCAGGGATTCCTCCTGGCGAATAACCTTTGAGCCGTTTTTCTTTGGTGAAGGCGCAGCCGTTAATCCGTCCATCGGTATCTTTGTACAAACTCAAAATCTTACTTTCCTCGACCGCCCATCGCTCATAATCATGCACGATACCGATGCCGGAAACGCCGGAGATTATGGTCTTGATCTGTTCTCTGATCTCTGCCAGCGCCATCAGTTCACCGCCTTTACAATGTCATCGGGAATCATATTAAGAATGCGGATGACCGCCGCTTCGTTTTCATCAAATCCTTTTCCAAACATATGTGCGCCCTGGGTGCCGCGTTTTGATATTGCCCGCGCAATAAGGAATGCAACGGATTTAGCCTGTTTTCCGACTATGCCGAGTTTCTTTTCCACCCAGAACTGAATGGGCGCGATCGGCGGGAAGTGTGGACTTGTTCCCATTTCCACAGGCTCTCCATAGGCGCATGGCGTTCCCAATAAACCCATAATAGCCTGGCCGTTTGTTTCTACTTTCTCAAAAATAGTGTCACGCAAATGAATCGGACCGGCTCCGACCGACGTCCGTTTTTTCACTGCTGCGTCCAGCAATAAAAGCGCCTCTGTGATCCTGCTCACACGAGCATTCTGTGACGCCTCAGGATACTTCCGCGTCAACTCTTTCAGCCCGGTTATATTAGTTACAATCTTTGTTTCCATTCACTATCCACCATTAACGAAACTTGCGCGGATGCGTTAAATTATCTGATCTCCAACTCGGTTTTGTGTCCTGATCCCGCGTCACGCTGGCCGGAGCAACTGAACCCTCTTTTATTCCCAGGTGATTTAAATATTGCTGGCGATAGGTTCGCGCCCGGGACGCATATTCAGAGGCCTTGCTCTTATGATCCACGCTGTCGGCCATTATCGTGCTATCGGAAGTCTGCGCGTAATACGCAGCCAGCATGTCGCAGAACGTAGCCGCAGCCAGCATCTGCACCGCGCCTTCATCGATCAGAGGAATCGTACAGGCATCGTCCGTGCAAATATGCAGGCTGGTATAAGCGACCCGAAAATCTTCGGCTGCCGAAGGTTTGTCTTCCAGAAAGCGTAGACACTTGCCGGTCGGCTTTTGATATATCTGCCAGGCGTCGTCCTGAAGGACGTTGACCGCCGCTTCATCATCGTCTAGCGGGTATTCAACAACCTTGATCACCGAGAAACCATCTACCCAGTCTGCCAGTAGTGTCAGCAGATAATCGATGCCGTTCGCGCCGTCTTCATCTTCCACAACAAAACGCGGACGTGTCAGCGAATAAGTCTTGATAGCCATATTGATGGCAAAAATCTTTTCCGTTTCGCCCAGCGGCAGATCTCCGCTGACAAGATTGCTGATGGCCGTGATGTAATCCTGCCGCACAGCATTGGAAAGCACCGGCCAGGAGATTGTTCCGGTGACCCCGGTAAGCGTTCTGGCTCCGTATGACCAAACAGCAGCGGCAATGTCGTCGTCTTCCGTTCCGCCGCCCACTGGCGCCAATTCCAGAGCATTGGCGGTAAAGTGATAAACATCGCCGACCGCTTCGACCATCGTGCTATATTTATCCGCCACGGCGTTAATCAAAGCCAGAGTGGCATCTGCATTTTGTAGCAGTTTACCCGGCGTTCCGGCAGTGTCGTGATTGCTTGCCAATACCCGGTTAAGAATCGCGTCGCGTGTCGCCGCGGCGATTGCGGCAATCGTCAGATCATCGAGATTAAAGTCCGCCTGTAATTTATCGGCGATGGCCTGCATGAACGCGTGGCCGGTAGAATCGTTGACAAGTTCCAATTCGATTGCCGCCACCAACGCATTTTGTGCCGCCGTCGAAAGCGTCACTGAAAATCCAAATGCAGAGAGTGTGCGGGTTGCGTATTCCCACACCTGCTGCGCGGTAAGCGTCGAGGTACCGATGGTCGGGAGTGCGCCATTATTCCAGGCGAGCGCATTTGCCGGCAAATTTCCGGTTACATCGCCATAGGCCAGAGTTACAGGCGGTTTGAAAACAATCGGATCGAAATCAACTATCGAATATTGAGGATCAGCAGAATCAGCGCCGGTCGCGCTGGCATGAATACACAATTCTCCAAGCGTGTTTCTATCCGTAGCGTTCCCGGCCAGTGAATACCAACCGTTGCCGATTTCGCTTACCGCGCCTGCCGCCGACGCGAAAGCGCCGCCGTTTTTACTGAGCGTGACTGTAGGCGTCAATCCTGTTTTTCCAGACTTGCCGTCATTAGAATCAACCATCAGGAAATTGATTGGATAAGTTGTTGAATTTTGTTTTCTCGATTTTATCATACTATGCTCCGTTTACAATTCTGGCCCGTGATACGCCGCCGCTCATGGCTGCACGGCAACCTGAATCCGTTGTTGAATTTTGAGTCGTTGAATTGGTTGCTGACAACACGCAACGGAATTGCCGTATGCTTCCATCCGACGGCGCTCCAGTGTCACTGTATGGATTTGTTGTCGCTCCGCTTATATCAGTAAACGAGCCGTTTAAATCGGCGCTTGAACGTTGCCATTGAAGAGTAAGCGCACTTGCCAATCTGTAACCTGTGTCTGTTCCGCTTGCAGAACTTTCTCCCGCTGTATTTGTTGCCGTCACGTAATACGTTGCGGTTGTTCCATTGGCAATTGACTGGCCGCTTAAAGTCAATGTTACGCTTGCTTTCAGCGAACCGTCCGTTGCATTCGCTGTCCCGCCTGTAATTACGGGAGCCGCCGCCGTATCATCATAAGTTGCAACATCACTGACCGTCTGGAGCAAAGTTGAATTTTTATAAATCTTATATCCAGCCGCCCCTAATGACCTTGTCCATGTTAGAGTCACTTTGTCAGATTGATTTTTTGTTGCCGCGAAATTTGTCGGAGCTGCTGGAATGGATACCGACGAACCGGTTCCGCATAAACTGATAATCTTTGACTGGTCTGAAAGACCACCACTATAGTCTACAAATTCATCACTGTTACTGTATTGGCAATTTCCAGAACTACCGTTGTCATAGCTAATACACCCACCAGTCCCAGAGATACCAATATTGTCACCAGTTGACACGGCACAATTAAGGCCGGTAAATGTACTTGTTTGGTTAGTATAAACTGTTCCGACGGTCACATAATCATGCAAGACTCCCCACTGTCCAAAAGTGCCTATTTTAACATTTGTACCATTTTCATAAGTATAATAAACTTGAAAGGTGTCTAAGACTCCGTTTGCATTCGCTGGCCCAAGTTTATCCAGCCACGTATGACCATATACGCCATTACCATTATTCCTACTGATTGCGGCACTCCCAATTGCAATTGACATTTTACACCCTCACCTGATACAGGCTTGCGTCCTGAACTTTTGTAAAATCAGCAGAAACAATCTCACTGATTCTTTGGTCATGGAGTTCTTTGACATAGTTATTGTCAATCGGAGTCAGCGGTAAATTTTTGAGCGTTTTCCAAATTTCCAAAACTTCCAGACCTTCAAGATTTCCATTACAGATTATCGTCCATTTTTCATAAGCCCATGACATTGCGATAGCGGCGACAAAAAGAATTTCTTCATCTTTAACGTCAGAATTTAACTGAACAAAGTGGGCATGAAAAGGTTTGTCAACAAATACTGTCGGGAGTGATTTAATCCATGAAATATAATCGCCCATGTTGTCGGGCGTTCCCGTTTCATTTTTTTTACCTGGATAACCATCTAGCGGAATTATCGGCGCTAAAACATGCTGCTTGTCATAGCCAATGTCAGAACTATCAAGAAAAAAATCCATTCGCACTTGAGTAAAATGACAATCATCTTGTTTTGCATCTTTTAAAGTTCTTACAGAGCAACCTGTTTTTTCGATTTTAAATTTCATTTTTTAATCCTCATCCCCATCCGCCTATAGTGGCCTTTAGGCCATACGCTTCGGGGATAGCTCGCTTTGGGATCCCATTTGGGATCCACAGGCTCGCTAGTTTTTAAAAACGCCCGTCACGCTGAACGTAAAACTCGTTCCTCCCACGGTGTAATAAATCCGCACATAATTGCCGAAATTGGTTATTGCCTGACGGTATTGCCCGGTCGCCGTGATCTGCGTCATGGCCGTGTGCGTGTACCAAGTCACATTATCGGGCGAGGTCTGGATGATTATGTCCAAAGTGGAGGTCCCACCCTCGACGGTTACATCGACAAAAATCTGCCCTTCCTTGTAACTCGATACATCAAAAGCGGAAGTCTGCGAAATAGCGGCAGTTTTAATACCGGAAGATGAAAAACTGATTACCCGCGTCTTATGATCTTCTGCCGAAACAGGAGAAATCATGGTCAGAGCCATGACGAGAGCGGCCACACAAACCGCAAAACCATGCCTATTTTCAATTTTACCCCCCCGGCCTGCCCGTTGGGACGTCCCGACCTGAGAAAGTGGCTTAAAAGCTATTTTAAACCGTTTTTGCATTTTTCAACCTCCGATGGAACCTGCCTTTCAGTTTTCACAGGCCGCAATCAGGTCTTTTATTGCCGATTGCCGCCCCTGAAAACCGGCGGAGGAGTTATCCTCCGCTCGGTTACTATTCACTTTTCACCATTCACGATCCCCATCCGCTACGCTTCGGGGATAGTTCGCTTTGGGATCCCATTCGGGATCCACAGGCTCACTAGTATCCCGGCGCAGCGTTTGCCGACAATTCAACATGTATTTTATAAGTTGTCGTCACGTTGGCGGTTGTTCCCGGTAATCCGAATCCGATTACTTGCGGGTTGTTTGGTGCCGTTGTAGTTATTGCGCCAGCCGTATTGGACAAATACAATCTTTCTCCCGGCGTCGCATTGGATGCACCGGCAAGTATTCCGTCCGTGACGATTTCAACGACGGAGTTGGCCGCGCCTCCCTTGCCGATAAGTCCTAAAGCCGGTCGTAAAGTGGCATCGTCGGCATCGGCTTTGTAAATCTTATTATCCGATGCTTTGATGCAGACTGCCTGCCCGACCGTCAGTGTTTCACCGGCAGTGCCGGGAAACCGGTCGTTTTTCACCTGCCAGAAACTACCGGCAAACGCTATGCAGCAGAACACAGTGACTGCAAAAATGCAGATCAATATGCCTATGAGAGAATTAAAAAAGTTGCGCTTCATGAGTTTTTTCCTCCTAGTTCAAAAATATTCTTTTATGCGGCGGGCGACGGATCGCCCGCCCTGGTTTTACGTTTCACCTTTCACGCTTCACGACCGGCTGAGCCGGTCTAAGCCACTATCGCGCCGTAGCCTCCGCGATAATCGATGTTCGCGCCCGCGTATTCATGGCGGATCTTGTAACGGATCTTGTCCGCTACAAATACCTGTTCCGCCTGGACGCCATCCGCAATGAACAGTTCCGGCTCTTCTCTGCCGTTGAGATAACCCATTTCGATAAGGTCGATAACTTCCGGAGGGAGGAGCATGAACCAGTCGTTCGTGTCGGTCAGCAGCGTATTGATAACGCCGTTGACTTTCCCCTTCAGCGGGTTTCTGACTTTGGTTGTCAGATCATTGGAAGAGAAATAAAAATCATCTTCCGCGATCTGCTCAATAGTCGTCATCAGGTCAATGGGTCCGAAAAGGTTCGGCTTGATACTCGGATCGGAAAGCAGGCCGATGCGCTCACCGGAATCTTTCTCCGTCATCTTGCCCAGGGCAAGATACGCTGTCAGCGCCGTTGCGTTGCCCAGTGCCGTGGAACCGAGATTTCCGTGGCCTGCGGTGAACATGGCCGTACCGTCGGAGCAGTTGGCGTTGGCGGTAATAAGAGCCCATACATACTTGGCATGAGTTCTGCGCGCCGCGCGGCCCAGGCCGTCGATCAAACGCTGAACGATAGTGACATCGTCGTTGATGATCAGCGGACGGGTAATGGAAAGAATGTTTCCTTTGCCCTTAACGGCGTAGGTCGATTCTTCATCCGTCACACCGGCAATTTCTTTGTAATCTCCGCTTTCCGGATCCGCCGTTTGCAGATCAGGGAAGCCACCAACCAGCACCGCTTCCTGAGTGCGGAAATCTTTGACGGATTTTTTGACCGAAATAAGTTTCTCTTCCAGGAAAGCCATCGCCTTGTAAATGCCGACAAGTCTGCGGCCCAGGGTATTGCCCAGGACGTAGCTGAATGTTCCACTGTTGATGTCCATCGAACTGCGCAGTTCAGACGCCAGCGCCTTTCGGTTAAACCTGCCGGAAACTTCCGCGTCGCCGGTGAAATAGGCATACATTTCACGGAGACTGGAGAATGCCGGGACATCGTCAAAGCCGTCATAATCCTGGACACTGCGAACATCATCGAAGAACGTTTTGCCGTCCAACCTTCGCAATTTGGCCATGTCGATCAGGTCCTGCTTTTTCAAGCCGAACATGCGATCTGCCGCCATACAGGCGCGCTGGAAAGAGCCGATACCGCCGCTGATACTTCCCGCGCCGACAACGATAACGCCGGGGTTTTGGGTGTTAATCTGGGCCAGATAATCCTTTTCATTCGCGATGGCTTTGTCCAGATCCTCGGAGGCAAAGGCGCGTCCTGCAAACTGGACTCTGACGCGTTCCACAGAGACAGGCGGCAAACCGAGATCGCCGTCCGCCAGTTTTTTGTCCAGCGCCATGCCGCAACGCAGAATAGCCAGATCGTCTTTTGTAACCAACTTGGTCTGGTCGATTTGGGTTGCGCCGTCTTTCGGTTCCATTGCCATGCGGCCCAGAACTTCGATTTCCTGATCGGTGAGAGCTGCTTCGTCCTTACCCACCAGGAGGTCAGGCCTCTTCTGCTTAATCAGGGCTAACAATCTTTTCATGCTGTTTTCCTCCTCTTGAGGGGCAGGCATCCCTGCAACTGCCCGAATGAATTTTCCGCCTGCGGCGGGTCTGCTTACAACATCGAGCGAATCCGCCCGGTTGAAGCCATTGATATCAACTACTTTCCGTCCATCGATAACAGACTGGACACCTCTAATCATTGCGTCCCAGGACAAGCCGTAAACATTTTTACCCTGCGACATAGCTACGATCATATTCTTGCCCAGCCACTTGGCTGAATCGAGAAAATGCACAACACCCTTCAAACCTTCATTGGCCACATATTTCACACCGTCGAGCCAACCTATTTTATTTTTAACCAGGAGTTGCTTGAGATCGAAAATTTCAGCGGGAACATGCGTTGCGCCTTTCGGCAGTTCAAAAAGATTAACATCAAGCCCTTCGAATGCCGCCAAAGTATCCGCCCTCGATAACATGTCTTCAGACATGTGAAATCCGTTCTTAGTGAAACCGGGCGTACAGATAATAACTTCCCACTCGGTGCCTTCCGGATTTTTCGCTTCGCCCATTCTGACGATCAGAAAGAATTCATCGTCGGATATCTGATTTCCCACATCCAACCCCATTGCCGCCGAGCGCGCTTCTACCCATGTGCTTTGAACTTCAACCGGCGTCTCTCCGAGAGTAACTTTGCCGTCCATGATTGACCAGACGATCTTGTAGAATTTGCTCTCCAGGGAATAAATCAGGAATGACGGATAAACCTCTTCCAAATACGCGGAGGAATCTACGATCATGCCTCCGTCAGTCTGTGTCCTACCCACATCGAACCGCGCATGAATAGCCTGACGAACGAGATCGCGGATATCATCGAGGCTCAATTCCGCCGCCATGCGCGCCAGCGCCTCGATTTCCTGATCAGAAAGTTTGTCCGGATCCTTGCCTTCCAGCAGAGCGGGCTTTTTTGTTCTGATCAGATCAAATTGCTTTTTTCGTTTCACTTTTTCCTCCTATCACTACAGTCCAGGTCTTTTTCTATTCACCATTCACAATTCATAATTCACGCGCTGTTATTTAGCGCCTTTTCCCGCAATAACCTTGCGCGGTTTCGGAATGCCGGTGATTTCTATTTCATCCAGATTCTCGACCTTGTCGCCATCTTTGTAGCGGACGCGTGTTCCGCCGTTGGTCAGGATAATCGCTTCGCCTGTAGCTTCATCGTATCTGCTGGCCATTACAAATTTTCTGCCGATTCCAAACGCCTTACATGCCGCCGCAATCAATTTGTCGCCGATTGCGTTTTTGTCATTTTCACCGTCTGCCATAATACTTTCCTCCTAAATTTAAGTTATATTTACCGGCCTATGCCGCTTGCGATTGACTTTTTTCATCCGACCAGCCATCCATCCAGGGAACCGAAAAGCAGGAGCAATTTATAATATTTTTTGCCGAACCTGCCGGATCGCGTGGGTACATCAACTCTTCGCCGCCGACGTTAAACGGTTTATCAACATCGCGTGTCTGTCCGACTGCTAGATCGTGCGTTATCCGATGTATTTTAGAAACTCCGTGCTGCCATTTTTTTTTCAATCCCGGAACTACTTTAGCCGCCTTCTCCATGCGCATTTGGTTTGCACTTTCTAAGATCATTCCGCATTCCTGCCGCGTTATCGTTTCCGCCCGCGCGGCGATTGAAGAGAAGATGCCCTTGTCGGTCAGGTTATTGCCGACCGCCTGCATAACCTCGAACGGCGTTTTCTGGCCCATCAGACCCATCGCCATTTCGTTATAGATTTTCCCGGCGGCATCCGCGCCCAGGGATTGCACTAGATTTTTAGAAATACCCTGCACAGCCACTAACACGGCTGTATCAATAGCCGGGATGCCTGCGTAAATCCCGACCACATTCAGTGTTGAATCAACCATGCCCTGCCCAAAATCCCAAAAATCATTTATGCCGGTTTTTAAATCCTTGCCGTATTGAGTTGCGAAATCAGCCATCGCGCTGTCAATCGCCGCTTTGAGTTTCGGCAGTTGATAAAGCTGCCAATCAGTCTTGGCGACAGTGGCCGCAACTTGCTTGCGGGCGACATTGAGTCTGGAGATAGCTTGAGCAACCTGGTCGTCGCCCATGCTCTCCGCCTTCGCTATAAGTTTTTTAACTTCGATGTCGTACTTTGTCGCCATTAACTATTCCTCTGTCATTCCCGCGCAGGCGGGAATCCAGTATTTTTATTTTACTAACGTAAAATCAACATAGAACTCTTGACCCTTAGAGAATTTGCCAATTAGTGACGGATTAGTTATCGTCATTTTCAATTCAGCAGAAGGCGTCCACTTAGCGAATGTATTGTTTTCATCGCTGCCATCTGCTGGATAGCCATCGCTCTTTGCTACCGCTGTAAAGGTCAGTTCTTCGCTCGTTTCATGATTTATAACTGCTGCAACTTTCATCTTTGCTCTCATCATTGTTCGTTTTCTCCCTTTTTAGTTCTCCTGGATTCCCGCCTTCGCGGGAATGACAATTCACTTTTCACCATTCACTATTCACTGGGCGAAGCGTTTTGCTTCGCCTCTTCGATCTTGTTTAAAAGCGCCTCATAATCCTGCGTGTTATCTTCGAGCGCGTTTGCCGCCGCGTCGATTTCGGTCTGAGCGTCAACCTGATAACCCATATAACCAGCTACGAATGAGAATATTCGAATTGCCGTATCCCGCTGGATGAATTTGTT